CCCCGATTACAGAAGTACCATCTGGAGCAAATACTATGATTGATAACACTTATGGCTTAAACTTAGCTATCAATCTATACTTTGATGGTGACTTAAAACCTTCTCTGGTTAGAGATACTGCTCATTACGTTTTTGTAGGTGAGCTATCATCCTATAAACATAACAACGCTATAGGAGTAGGGGAAACCAAGAGCAGAATTGAAACACTTGGATATGCGTTGGTAGCAGAACAATATGTATTAGCGACATGGATAGAAACAATGAATGCTGGCATATATGGATTGTATGTTTATCTACCGTACTTAGACCGGTTTTCTACCAAAGTAAATGCTGTGATAGGAGCAGTAGTGACAGGCAACTTACGGACTATTAAGGGAAATAAAGATGATAGAGATTGGTATAGTAAGTATGATGTTGATTACAAGTTTAACTATAATGTAAGGCTAGTAATAAGAAAGAATCAGTTCGTGAGAGAAGCAATCACACATGACCACCATACACTTATGAGGCCAGAAGAAGTCGTGGCATCGGTATTCGACAATGCAAAGAAAGGGTATAATGCCAAAGGAAAATTAATGACAGTTTCAGTCTCACAGAATGGTAACTTACGATTGTTAGCAATGAAATTACTGGTAGTTAAGTCTAAACAAATAGGAATAATAACTGAAGCTACTGTAGCGACTTTTTTCTTGTATATAAGTACTGCAAAACTGTATGCAGTTAACATGTTGATAGATATAATAATCAAGTCTAGAAGTGTCACAGAATTTAAAAATACACTAAAATTAGAAGGAGCTGCATCTAAGCAACTGCAACATTACCTTAGAGATGACTTAAACCATATATTTGAGCTTAATGTTTTGTTCAATAGGCTGAATCATGATGTTGACTGGAATAAGGAACTGTACAACAGAACTACTGGGCTTAATGTAATTAATATGGACTACGACGTAGTGTATAATCATTGCATTAACATATTTAAACAAGCAAGAATGGAAGGTAAAAAACCAAAGTCTAAAGAGTGGACTGACTACTGGGACGTTAGATGGGCGAGCATGCCAACAGGTAGTTTTGTGTCACAATATGATGATGACATAGAAATAAAGAAGAAGATTCCTGGGGTATTCAACAGAAATAAGACAACTGTTTTATCAGCCATGAAGAGTAGAAGTCTTGCACACTTCTTACAGCGACCGCCTATGATATATGCCAGTACAAGTACTAAATATGAATGGGATAAAGTTAGAGCGCTTTATGGATGTGATATAACGAGTTATGTAATGGCTGATTTCTCAATGGGTGACTGCGAAGGATGCTTACCTTCGTACTTTCCTGTAGGGGACAATGCCAATGCAGAATATGTTCAGTATGTTATAGACAAAATGAAAGAGAGTGTACCACTATGCTATGACTATGATGACTTTAACTCGCAGCACTCAAAGTGTTCTATGAAAGCTGTTATTGACGCTTGGACTAACGTGTTTAGATCTTATTTAACAGCAGACCAGTTAGCAGCATGTAGCTGGACAAGTAAAAGTATTGATAAGTTAATGGTTAATTTTAATAAATTACAAAAAACAACAGAAG